AGCGCGCGAGCTGCTGCAACCGGCGATCCGCATTGACATCAAGGATGTGTGGCTCGACCGACCGGAGCTGTACCCGCCACAAAGTCGGGAAATTGAACTAACCGCACAGCAACGCAAACTGCTGTATGATCTTAAGGCCAAGCTGCGAGTCGAGACCAAGAATGGCACCGCAATCATCCCCGCCAACGAGGCAGCCAGTCGCAACAAAGCGCTGCAAATCGTACAAGGCATGATTTATGACGACAGTCACACAGCGCACGAAACCGATGCCAGGAACAGAATCCTAGAGGCAATCGACGTAATCAACCGCAGTGTCGGTAAAGTGCTCATTTTTATCGGATTGACAAGTGTGGTTGAATTGGTATATAAGGAATTGAACAAGGTAGGGATCACATGTGCCAAGATAACCGGAGTGACCAACGACAAGGAACGCAACGCGACCTTCGAATCGTTCCAGAACACAGCAGCGCCGCGGGTGCTGATAGCCGATCCGGGAACGATGGCTCACGGCTTGAATTTACATGCCGCTTCTACCGTGTTGTGGTACGGGCCGACCGACAAGACTGGATTGTATATGCAAGGGATTCGGAGAGCTTATCGGCCTGGACAGCATCACCCTGTGACTGTGGTGCAGCTTGTCAGTACTACGCTCGAAAAGCAGATTTTCAAAAGGCTCGAAACCAATCAAACGCTACAAGGCACACTGTTGGACTGGGTTAAGGGAGACCAGCTATGAGAGACCCCGACTATAGCGATCAACAACTGATCGACGAATTTTTTCGACTCGAAAAAAGGTTGGAAGAATTCAAAGAAGCTTATAAGAAACAATGTGAACCATACAATACGGCAATTCTGGCAATCAAAGGAACCCTGCACGAACGCTTAAACCAGCGCGGCGCCAAGCACACTAGCGTCGCGGGTGGCACCTGCTACAAAGTTATGAACATGACGACCAAGACCACCAGCCGGCAGGCTTACTTGCAGTTCTGCATCGAGAACCCGGATGTCGGTCTTAACCTGCTGACTGCCAATGTTTCGAAAGACTATCTGTCAACTTTCATGGAAGCGCACGACAATCAGCCGCCGCCCGGTGTGGAAGTCAACTATGTAGAAACCGTCACAATCAGGAGCACCTAGATGAACGATCTTCCTTCCCTGCCTGATGCCACTTTTCTCGGTGGCCGGCAGCGTCGCCAACTCGGCGAAGCCAGCCTCAAAGGACTGGGTTTCAGTCAGCCCGCGCATATCAGCCGACTCGGCGGACGTTTTCATCTCGTGGGCGAGACCGGAGAATACCAACCGGTCACTACGTTCGATCCGCAAATCGGCGCTTACATCGACATGGTAATCGTCGACGTGAACGAAAACCGGTCGAAGATTTATTTCGACCGCTCCAAGCCGTATGACGCGAACCGGGAAGACCCGCCGCTGTGCTTTTCCGACAACGGCGTGGCGCCAAGCGTCAACGCCATTCAGCCACAGCACGAGACCTGTGCCGGCTGTCCGCAGAACGTCAAAGGCTCTGCCATATCTGGTTTGACCGGAGCTGAAGTGTGGGCTTGCAAGGATCAGAAGAAATTAGCCGTAATCGTCAATGGGATAGCGGGAGTATGGCTGTTTGTCATTCCGCCGGCCAGCCTGAAAAAGTACCGAGCCTATGTGGAATGGATCGTGCGCCAACAGCTCCCCGGTGCCAATCGCGCGGCCGATCCGGCCGACATGATTACCCGTGTTTTCTTCAATCAGGGCAGTCCTAACGTCTTGGAATTTCGAGCGGAGGGGCTCGTCACCGCCGAAATTGCTGCACTGCAAGATAAATTATGGGAAACCGGCGCAACCGATGCCATCGTCGGCCGCAACGATCAACCGCGTACTAAACCACTGCCAGCCTTGCCCGGAGGCCAGCCAGAGAGAATTTCGGCTCCTCAGGCTACGAACGCGGCTCCAGCTCAATTAAACGCACCAGCGGCCTCCGCAACGGCTTCGCAACCGCAGGCACCGAAACCGGAACCGCCAAAACGGCGGGCCAAGAAAGGAGGTTACGAGACCCACCCGCTTGACGTACCAGCCTTCATTCAGGCTGATGCAAGGCCGGAAAAGCCAGCAGCAGCTTTCGGCATTCAACCGGCAAAAGAAGCATCGACCGACATGGCTGCAAAAGTAAGAGCTGCGTTCAAACTCGCATGAGTAAAATCTTCAACCAGCGACTAGCATGGTGCTTGCAACATGGAGCACTATCGGTCGCAGACCTGTCGGTGTGGTTTGAAATTCCGTACCCTACCGTTCGCGCTTGGTTACGTGGCACTGCGCCCCGTAAAGCACGATTCAATCAACTCGATGCGAGATTGAATCGACTTAAAAAACTAATCAAGCTTGGGCATGGCTTTCCTGTGCCCATGTCTCTCAGTCAAAATAAAAGAGCTGCATATGTGAGCGCCATCCGTGATCGACTTTCTTACCCACATACTCCCACAAAAAGGACTGCGCTGCGCAACTCTGTTCGTCGGGAAGCAAGTCAGTAATCATTTCTTTACTTCGAATGCCGAACTAGCCACGTTCATTGCCACCAATGATGCGCAAGGACATACCGTTTATCATGCTTGCGCCAGTTATCGCACGCAGCGGCGCAAGCAAGAAAACGTGCTTGCGCTGAAAAGTTTATGGTTAGACGTCGATGTCGGAGAAAAAGCTTTTGCGCAAAAAACCGGATACCTTACTGTTACTGATGCTGCTCGTGGCATTGCTGTTTTTTGCCGTGATACTGCTCTACCAGCCCCTACGCTGGTTTTATCGGGTACCGGGCTCCATACCTACTGGGTCTTCGCATGTGAGCTTACCCTGGAGCAGTGGAAGCCCTACGCACTGGGTCTCAAGCGACTCGGACAAAGTTGTGGTTTGTGCTTTGATCCCGCTCGAACCAGCGATGCAGCCTCAATTCTCCGTACCCCCGGAACCGTCAATCGGAAATATGCTGCCGTTGCGGTGCAAGATTGTACCCGCAACGGACCTTATCCATTAGAGCTGTTCAGGAGACTACTCGATGAAAAAGAAACGCAAGCGGCATGGGACTTCGGCGACGCCTCGCATCTCGCTTACCGAACGCCAGCTTTGGCAAGCCTTTCACTTTCTTGGCCTAACCGCGGGGAGTTTATCAGTAGTACAAGCATTGCTGATAAATGCAAGCAAGTCGGAGAATTACGACGCTGTCATGGGAATTTGCCGGAACCAGTTTGGTACGCATGTCTCGGAGTGCTTGCGTTTGCTACTGACGGCACAAATTTTAGCCACGAGTGGTCAAAAGGAGATTCCCGCTATACTGCCGAAGCTACGAACAAAAAATTGGATCAACATCGCAAACTTAGCGGCGCTACAACTTGCCAACATCTCGAAAGCCTCAACCCATTAGGTTGTAAAGAATGCCCATACAAAGGAAAAATCAATTCACCCATCACCCTTGGCTACGCTAACGAAAAATCGGTAATACCGGTAACAAACGGCTTACCCAAACTACCGGAACCTTATGGCTGGGAGAATGATTCGCTCGTAGTGCAGTCGTCAACCAGCGGAGGGCCAAAAAACTATTTGATTTCCAAACATCCAATCTATCTCGAAACCGTAAGCACCGGGGAAACTCGCGGCGACTTCAACCTGACTTTCAAGCAAAAACTGCCGGTGAAAAATTGGGATATAATCACAGTGGGAGCGCAAGAGCTGTTCAGCCCGCTTGGGGTTGGAGCATTGACGAGATTCGGCGCCAACATCCATGACAACGAAATATTCAAAAAGTTCGTGCATGCCTCGATAGATCAGTATTACACAAAACAAGCTTTGTTTACTCGTTACGATCAATATGGCTGGAAGCCGGAAGGATTTCTCGGCAGCAAGAATTTTTACACCGCTACCGGCATCCACGAAGCCGTGGTCAGCGACGAACTGACTATCCGCAACACATGGATCGGCCCCGGCAAAGGCGCCAAGAATGACCCGTCAACCGGGCTGGAGCGCTGGCAAAACGCTGCCAACACGATGTTTGCCGCAGGCTGCGAAACCCAGTCGCTGGCGGTGCTCGCTTCCTTTGGCGCTCCGCTCATGCGTTTCCTAGCAGTGGATGAAGGTGGCACGATCTTGCATTTGGTCAGCCGCGAGACCAACAAGGGCAAGACCACAGCCTTGTGTGGGGCTTTCACGGTATGGGGTCTCAAGCGCGGCTTGAGCCTTACCAACGAGGATAACCGCGTCACCAAATGGCTCACCCTGGCAGCACTAGGCAACCTGCCGCTGATTTACGATGAGCTGGACGCGCGCGACCCCACCTACATTCGCAGCTTCATCACCAATTTCACCAACGGCCGCGACAAGATGCGTGCCGACCGCACTGGTCAAATCAAGCACGCGGCGACGGAATGGCAAACCGTAATGATCAGCGCCTCGAATACCAGCATCATCGATCAACTATCGACCGGTCACGATCCCGAAGCAGCAGCCGCGCGCGTGTTCGAGCTGGAAGCAACCTTGCCCGAGCATCTAATCAACCGAATGGGAGAGAAGCTGCGCAATGAGCTGCAAGCGAACTGTGGCTATGCCGGTCACGCTTATCTGCAATATCTCGTGCAAATCCGCAACGAACTGCCAGACTGGGTACAACAAAAACTGATTGAGGTGCAAAAAAAGACCGGGCTGTCCAACAATTATCGATTTTGGCTGCGCTTGGCTGCCGTCGTGGCCGTCGCCGGTACCATCGTTCGCCACATCGGCCTTCTCGAAGTTTCCATCGACCGCATTCTTGAAAACTGGCTGTTGCCGCTGATGATCGATCAAAGCGCCGATGGCAAACAAGGCGACCGGCAAGCCAAGGGATGGGCCTACGGTGCTTTGGCGCATGCCATTGCCAAGCTCAAGCCACATACTCTGATCGTGCAGGGACAATACGTGACCGGCAAGACCATGCGGCCAATCGAGACCCCGCGCGACCAAATCGTTGCCCGCTACGAGACCGGGCTGAAACGGTTCACCATCACCACGGAAGCACTCAAAAACTATGCCGTCGAGCACAACCTTCCTTGGTTGCCGTGGTATCGCGAAATGAAGCGAACCGGGGTAATAAGCGAAACTAAGAAAGTAACGCTGACAGCCGGGACCGAGCTGGCGGGGGCATTGACCTATTGCTACGAAATCAACCTACGCCACAGGTTGCTGGCAGAAGAGCCGGAAATAGCAGAAACCAATATCGTGCCGATCCGAGCTACTTAGCAGCAGCCCGCAACTCGGCTAACTTCAACTGTTCTTTTTTAAGCAGCTCTAACAGCTCCGGGAGGCGATCAATGGTCGCGGCCCGGAGTTGATTCTCGTCCACCTTGGTTTGACTGCTGATTTGGGCGGTGGCGCCAGCGGTCTTGGCCCGCAAGATCACCGAAAAATTGCTGTCCTGCCCATCGGTCTCCATGTCCATGATTTTTTGCAGTTCGCGAATCGAGGCATGGGTCAAACGGCGGAAATCGGCATTCAAATCGCCGTCGTGTAAAGCATCCCGGTCGCGTAGCCATGCTGCTGAATCTTCGGAAGCTGGCGTGCCAAGCGCCTGCCGATATCCGTGCGCCACATGGGGGAGTTGGGCACTGTCAAGCTTTCCAATCGGCGGTAAGCGGCATGTGCCGCGTCTTTCACCGTCGCCGCTACTCCCGTCATCACCAGCACGTAATCCCCCGCCGTCGCCGGGGTAGGCGCCCGGATCGTCGTGCCGTTCACCCGCCGCGGGCATTCCGCCAACATCATCTCGCATGGATGCAGGTTCTTCCATAGCCCCTGTTTGATCCCATAAATCGGAATCCCCCAAACTTCCCGGCGGGTTACGTGGCTGTAAGGATAGTCGGGCACGGACAACACGACCCCTATCGCTACGCTGTCGTAGGTCCAGATACTCGTGTCCATGCCGGTCAGCAGATTCTTCAGCCATTCGACGCTATCGCCTTGCAATAAGCCAAGCTGGATATTGTAAGTCGGCCAACCGACCCTAGTAGTAAACTCCAAAGGCCATGCCTGTCCCTTGGCATCGATAATACAATTAACGTCTATATAGCCCACATAGTTCTGTTTGTGTAGCTCCTGGGTAAGCGGCAGCAGCATCTTATCAGCCAGCTTAGATTTCTTGACGATCCGCAGTACCGTGCCCTGCTCGCCGGTTGCCACCCCCAGCTCGTTATTCATCAACTTTTTGAACTCCCAATTCTCATGCCAGCCCTCGTTCCAGCCAAGCGGGCCGAACCAGCCACCGACTGCCATTTCCGATCCCTCGACAAAATCTTGCAGGATGAAATTCATTTTCTTGCCAAGCTTCTGCCAGCGCTCTAGCATGTAGAGCATGTCTTCCGGCGTCTTGGCACAATAGGACAATGCCTTGTTGTCTTCGTCGTTGGGTTTGGAGACAAAACGCCGGTCGTGTTTCTTCACGTAACTGATCGCAGCAGCATAGTCGGAGAATTCTTTTGACGGTATGGTGGCGATGCCGGCTCTTCGGAGTATTTGCTGCCCAGTTATCCGGTCGTTTTCCCACTGTGACGTTTCCGTCGACGGACCTACAACATTGTTATTACCAAGAGTTGTCCGATGATTGTCGATGTCTCGCATATACTTCCTGTTGTCCGCTACTAGGACAACATCGGCCCACCGCAACCATGATTGAAATTCTCGTACGACTGTTACGAGACCCTGACCAATCTTCTCGGTCTTAGGCTTATCGGGAATGAAAATCTTTACTTCGTGACCCTCACGCTGCGCACGCATGGCGGGATCGAGTGCATTGCCGAGCGGATCAACGATCAAAAACCGCAGCCGTTTCCATGCTTGCTGTAGATGTTTCATCGGCCGAAGCTAGGCAACCACCAGAACATATAGCCGGGTAAGATATCGCCTCTTTCGTTGCGAGCGTTTGCCGGGACATCGGCATCCTTATGGCCTTTACTGCGAAGTGCATCGGGATTGAAATGAACCCAAGACCGTCCCGACCAGCTTTCATCCAGTTTATTTTTTGCCATTTGCTCTTTGCGTGCTTGTTCAGTCAACAATGAATCAAACAATTTGTCTGCATCGCGCTCCGACATTAGAACTCGCACCGCATCATTCTTGAACTGATTACGCATTCCTTCGCGCTGTTCATGCAACATCTTGCGCGCAGTATTAACAGCTCCAAGCATCTGATCCCAAGATGCTGACGTACTGAAATTCTTCTCCATTTCAGCGCGTTCTTGCGCAGTACCAGCGCGAGCAACTGCCAACGACTTGATGATTTCGGTACCGAGAATTTGGGCAGCTAGCTTGACGTTTGTCGGTTCCGGATAGCCAGCAATATTTTCCATTATGTAAGCTTTAACTTTATTAAAAACTGGCGCGTCTAGAATTGAGACATGACCACCTAATGCTTGCCACTCGGCTCCTAGCTGTTCCAACACTTCCAAATGACCGGCGGCAACGCTAAGAAACCGTACCTGATCGCCTTGCGGGCCGGCTCCCATGTAACGATCAATAGTCTTGCCCGCGGCACGCACAAGATTGGCTTGCCGAGTGCGGTATTGCGCCGTGTCGGTTATTCCTTGCGCTTTCAATTTCTCGTCAGCGAGATTCCATGCCGCTCTAGTGAAAGCTTGCTTGACGACACCGGTAAAGCCAGCAGCCTGCGGCGGCGTGCCGCCTTTCGCGACTTGGCCAAGATTGATGACATTGGAGGCTTGCTCAATCTCTTCGGTAGTGATGCCTTTCTGTGCTAGAGCATCATGCGCCTTGGCAGCATCGAGTCCGTAAACTCTATCTTGCGACAAGCCAAAGCGTTCCCAACCCAGGCGTAGAGCTTCCTTGCGAGCCTCAAGCGCTTGCGCCGCTATTCTTGCTTTTGCTGCTGTTTGTTCCCTGGCAACTTGGGCACGTGCGACAAGTCCCTCTCTTAGTCGTTGAGTACGACCTAGTTCCGCAGCACCAGCACGAAACATGCGCCCCTTTTCTAAATATTCGGTCAGCTCACGTTTTTCAGAAGCATGCATACGAGCTAATTCACGCTTGAAGTTTTCCGATTGTCCTTGGCGATAATCTTTCCTGCCTTCGACAAATTCGGTCAGCTCTTGCCTGAATGCTTGATTTGATTCGGTAATCGCCGTGCGTGTTGCAGCATTTAATTCGGCAACCTGTAACCGACCTTCAATTTGTCTTTCGGTAACCCGTTCACGCCCAGCAATCTGTTTTTCGGCTATCCGCTCACGGGTACCCAATGTTTGGGCAGCAATGTCTAATTTAACCTGCCGATCTTTCTCCCTGCCTGCTTCGCGCGTCTCGGCACGTTCTGCCAAACCTGCTTCATGGGTACGACCAAGCTCAAGCCTGCCTTCTCCAAGTTCGCGTGCTGTCTGCGCCCTGAAGGCAGCAGTTTCAGCATTTTGTTGCTGAATCAAATTAGTCATTTCAAATCTAGCTTGCTTTCGCTCTGCTTCTGTCTCTGCGGCTGCAATTTTTTGTGCTGCCTGCCGTAATTTTTCCTGTTGCCCTTCATACAAGCGCGCTTCCCGCTCCCTAGCTACGGCAATCCTGTCTGCTGCCGCTTCGCGCCGCTGCGAAATTGTCGCCTCATGCCATGCCGCCTGTTCCTCGACTTTCATCAACGGAACAAGATTATTGACCACCCCGTAGATCACTCCAGATGGGGCACCGGGGTTGGCCTTTACCGCTGCATTGATCACTTCCCGCATGGTCAAGGGACCACCGGGCCCGAGATAACCCTTCGGCGGTTGCCGTTGCGCTGGCTGTGCCGCCTGCGGCGGTGCCCCTTCTGGCTGCGCCGCGGCCGGTGGACCGCCAATCGGAGGTGGTCCTGCCGGTGGACCGCCCATGATGCGTTCACCCGGAGCACCAACCATGCTGCCGGTCGCTGCCGGCTCGACCGCCGGTTGCTGTGCTCGCGCTGCTGGCTGCTGTGCTGCCGGCTGTGAAGGCTGCCCCGGCTGCGGAGCTGGCAGGGGCGGACCGGGCGGACCACCGGCACCGGAAAGAAGCTGAAGGGTACGATCAGCACCAGTACGAGTTTGGATTCCAAAATCGTATTCTTGCTGTACCCGTCGTGCTTCCTCTTCGCGTAATCGAGTCTGACTTAACCGACTTGCAATATCGGCTTGCGATTCCTGCGATTCGAGAAAACCGCCGGCAATTCCACCGTTAGCCATATTAGATTGGCCTTAAATTTGGATTGGTTTCCGGTGAACCGCCATAATACCCACCGCCGCCGCCACCAAACGGCCCCCAACCACCGCCGGGTGGGAACATTAGACCCATCCCACCACCAAACTGCCGCAGCCAAGCTTGTTGTTGATTAAATTGCTGGTTCTGCTGCGAAAGGGCGAGTTGAGCTTGCTGATTGCCAACTTGATTGGCCGCATTGACCTGTCCCATGTAGTTGAGCCAATCGCCGGCTTGCAGCTGCGGTATCGTAGAAGTCAGATTGCCGAACTGCGCTGCTGCCTGCGGTCCTTGTAACGCTCCGCCTAGAATTGCGTTGTAGGCACTCCATGGTGCTTGCGCCGAACCGAGACCAGCCCCAATAGCACTGCTGCCAAGGCCAAAGGCACCGGTAGCCGATCCCAATGCTCCGCCATAAAGCCCCCTGGCTGCTTCTGCCCCAACCCCCATGCGGTTAAGTAAGTTGTTCTGCCAATCAATATTGAAATCCGCCATGGTCTTGCCGGCAACACCTTGACCCCAAGGCGTGCCTGCCAAACCAGATTGACTAAGACCGGCAAGCGACTGCTCACCAACCTGTTGCGCGGTACGTTGATAAAGTGCCTGCTGCGGATCGAACGCTTGATTTAAGATAGCCCCGGCCGCGCCGATCTGCGGGGCTACCGTACCGCCAATCTGCCCCGCCATTCCCAAGCCACCCAACGCATTGAGCTGTCCCAATCCGCCAAACAGATTTGCCCCGCCCTGGAAACCACCAGCATAGGGGTTAGCCATAAAGCCGCGAGCAATACCACTGACATCCCCTAAAAATTGTCCACCGATATTGTACTGTCCTAGATCACCAATCGCCCCAGCGCCGCGAGCAAAGGCAGGACCAATCGGCCAATTTTGTTGGGGCGGTAATTGCACATTGCTGGGACTACCGAACGCACCAAATAAACCGGCGCCGCCGACACCTGCGCCCAAGCCACCCATCAACATTGCCGGTGTGATGCCCATCAGTCTTTTACCGGTCTTTCAGTTTCGTGCTCTTCCATGAATTTTTGAAATTCAAGCTGGCGCTTTACCCCGCCAATTCCTGTTTTATAGGCTTTACCGTAAGGAATACCGATCTGCGTAGGACCGATGCGATCATAGTCTTTACGGCGCGCAGTTTCCTCCGAACCATAATTCCCATTCCACATTGTGTTGCCGGTGCGGGCCATCACTCCACCAATAGTTTCATGTAAGCCACCTCAAATGCCTTCAAGCCAAGGCGCTTGAAAATTACCCGCACCCGCCGATCACGTTGAGAAAACCAATGAAGCTTTTCAGATACGACCATGCGCACTACACCACACTTGCGCAAATGTTTCTCATTCTCGCGAAACATGCGTAACCCAGTCAAGCCGCGCCGGTAATGCGGATCGAGCCAAAACATATCGATATAAGCGTGCAGCGTCGTCTTATAATGCAAGTGCGGGGAAATAAGATTGAAGATATAGCCAATCAGCTTGTCGTCGTCACGTACAGTCAAGACATGCAAGGTGCCGTTAATAGACCCTTGCATGAAACGATCCCAATCGGGATCGAGCGGGATCGCATCACGATGAACCCCTAGCTCATGCCAATGCTTACGGAAAAGCGGTAATAGCTCCCGCGCAATAACATAAAATGGCTCGAACTTGATATCGAGCTTAGGCGGTACGCGGTCCGAGAGTGCCGGCACCACGTGAAGTTTTGTGGCTATCGGAGGCATTAACCGATCCTCCCTGACACTTCATGCTTGAATCGGGGACACTCGGTGAATGATTGCCATCCGTTTTCAAGCTGGTGTCGGACGCACGAGCGCTGCCGGCAAAACCGACATCAACGCCATGACCTTTAGTCTTTGCCATGATCAATCTCCGTTACTGGATGCAAACAAAGCCTAACCCTACTGTGCCGTTGAGCGCATTAGCAGCATGGGTATTGGTAAGGCTTACAGTAAGCGTACCGGCTCCTGTAGCACTAACCAAAGGTACCGGATAGCCATTAGTCACGAGCGTACCGCTGTAAGAAACAACCCATGCTTGGCAAACACTGGTAGCAGTCACCAAAGTATTATTGATGACAAAGTTAGCATTGGTAGCGGCAGCCGTCGTAAGCGTACCAGTCGTAACCAAGCCACGTTGGGCGTTACAAGTCTGCGGCGAAGCTCCGGTCGCCGTGCAATAACCACCCATCGAGTAAATGACTGGAATATTGTTGTTTAACGATGTAGGAGCGCCGTTAAGGGTTTGCAGCAAGGTATTGAGCGTTGCGACGAGCTGCGATGGTTCGTTGTATGTCGGTGAAATGGGAATCAGCGGCAAACCACCACTAAAGCCAAGAGCAGCACCGAATACTGCCCCCAAAAAGACTGCGGCCGTCACAAGAAGTTTGCGCATGCTCGTTCTCCCTGGCCTATCTTAATACTTAATCTGCTTGTTCATCAAGATAATTGGCGGAAGATTGGTATGTGCCGCTCCGCTGCCAAAAGCATTGCCGGTAAAGCTGGGGGTGCTGGAAACAACGGACGTGGAATCATCTGCTTGGTTGCTGTCACCAGTGCGGACGACAAAAAATGTAGTTGGGGCAATGGTACCTTGGGACATGCTACGCATATGCGCCGTAATGGTCGGTTGGCTTATTGTGCCGGTTGGAGTGATCACGGGAAGCTCAGTTATAGTTAAAACATGGTTTTGACCGCCCCCGGAACCGAGTAGCGCCGTGCCGTCGAAATTGCCCCCCGCGACAGTAATACGTCCGGACCCGCCAGAATCAATCATTCCGATTACGCGCCCGCGCGCATCGGGCAATTGAAAATTGCCGGCTGTGCAGCTCCCCGCAGCAGGGGAACCAAACTTTAACCAAAGCGCAGTAAAAACCGTAGTTGAGACGCACGTTCCTTGTAGCAGTAGCCAACCTGCGTCACCTGTTGCTGAAATCGTATCAATCACAGTCCCAACCGGAAATGGAGAAAGATTAGTACTTAACTGAAAATTAGCACCATCATAAACAACCTCGGTAATTCCTTGGTTGAGAATTTCAAACCCCTGAAGAGACTGAATTCCGTCAGTCGTGCGTCGTGTAATAGCAGTAGCGGGCGTACTGCCAATTTGTAAGGTTGCTGGTCCGGTATTAGCAAAACCTGCCTTGAAAATAACCTTGTAGCCAAGGGTCAAAGTAAAATTAGGAGGCGAGGTCGCAGTAACAACTTGCGCGTTTTGCGTTCCTGTGGATGTACCGATCCCAACAAAAACGGGAGACCCGCCTTGAGATGGTGGAATAGGTGTCGTCAAACCACCTAAAGACGTAATATCGCTGTTAGCTCCTGCCGCCGCTGCACTGCCCAAGCAGGTAACCAAGGCATTATAATTTGCCATAACTTGACTTGCGTCAGCTAACTGCCCGTTAACCAAATTGAATGGCAACGTACAAGCTACCCCAGCATGAGCAAGCTTGCTGAAGAGCAGAAATAACAACGCTAGACCGAACTTTCTCATGCTGCTGCCTGTACGTCGGTAAGGAATTTGAGTTTCTGTAGCATCAACCGCAAAGTTCCAAGCTTGATCGCAGAAGCAGACTGCCCATTAGCTTCAAAAAATCCGCGCGAAAAACTAAGTGCGTTACGCCAAGGCAATCGCCGTGGTGCAAGAGCAAGCAAACTTGACCCCCATACTGATGATCCCCAATTAAACTGCCCCCATATTGCACTACTTCCAGTCGGAACAATTTGAATGCTATCTATAACCACTCCTTGCTGGTCTTGAAAGTTTATAGCTATAGGTGGAGTTGTAGCAGCAAAAGCAAGATCAAACGTTGTTTGCTTTACGCTGTAATTTGACATGATATCCAAGTCAGGCAACAAAGTTGTCTGATATATCCAAGTCATCTGTAAACCATTTTCAACAAATGCACCAGATAAAGACTGAACTGTATCGCTTTGCCAAATTTTTGCTGGAATGCCTACTCCTGTCAGCAAGAAAGAAGCTTGAAAAGGCTGAATCAAAGCTGCTGGAAATGTATGCGGTCCGGTCCAGATACCGCGTGAAATATGATACCACCATTCCTGCTGCTGTTGGGTTACCAAAGGATTTTGCACAGTCACCCTGATAACATCTACATTACATGCGGCTACTGCACGTGAAGGCACTGCCACATTGATAAACGGCACGACGATCCCTTTACCATCTACGCCAATTGGATCAGAAATATTTGCCTGAAAATCAATGATCCGAAGTCCATCAGGAGCCAAAAAAGCAAGTCCTTTAGGAGTACTGCAAACACTTAACGGTGAACGAGTTCCAGTTGCGAAATTCATCGCATTAAGCGTAAGGTTATTAAGCGCAGAATCTCCGGTGAGTTGATAAGTGTTTGATACTCCCTTGAATATAATTAAAGCCTGAATGATACCACCTAACTGATTGAACAAACGTAATTGCCCAAGCGCAGTTAAAGGAATAGTATCGCCAAAGGTAACAACTTGAGTAGCGTTCGTTACATTGAGAGGATTAAAAATATCAGAAAAAACTACTGCTGGCTGCACTACGACATTGACAATGTAATATGCTCGTCCATTGAATTGCGCGACAAAAGTCGGAGGGATTGAAAACGTAATCGCTCCGGTCAAATTGCCGGCATTCCAAACTGGAGCTGTCGGCGTAGTAAGATCAAACCAGCCAAACATAGAAGAAGTTGCAGAAAACCCCGGATGCGTCACTACCAACTTGGTTCCGATCAAATCCATAATCGGAGGTGTCCAAGGTCCGCTAGTAGGTTGACTCTGCGGTACGTTGCTTGAGGTCACACCCGAAACAGTAATAAAAGTATTTGTGCTCAAATTAAAACAAAAAGGCGTGTCAAAGCCGGTTGCTGTGTTTCCTATCATTCCATAAACTAAATTACTAAAAATATGAAATACCGAAATAGTGCCCGCAGTAGAACTTGTTCCAGCAGTCTGAAAACCCGAGCTAAAACCCGAACTAAAACCCCCACCCATCATTGTCGCATCAATTAATTTAATTGCCGCTGGACGACACTGAAATAAACCGGATGTAGAAGGATCAGGAATCAAATTAGTAAGAAATGTCATTGCCCCTTCAAAAGCAGATGACGAATCAAGTGTGTCCGATACACCACGCGGTCTCCACACCAAAGGTTGCGCATTTCTGATCATTGACCAACCGGCTTTTGTTCTTTTGCTTTCTCGCGCGCCTGTGCTTCACGCTGAATAGTTTGTAGAATTGTTTGTATCTGTTGATGAGCACGCGCACTCGCCGGAACCTCGCCTAGTGCTTGCGTCATGGTTTCCCACAAGTCACGGTCTGGCGGCACATAAGGCGTTTGGGCAAACACCGGTGTTGCCAGCAACAAAAAAATACAGCTAATTCGTTTCATAGGAACCGCCCAATTGAAATGCTTGACTATTGGCGCCCGTAAACGTTCCATCGGCAAATCGGAATACGCAAGATGTCGAGTTTGGGCTGGCAACCCCTGCAAGGCTCTTGCCGCTAATTCCTCCCTCTACAGCGCTTCCGCAATATTGCGAATTTGCAATGTTAACCGTCGCTATCGGTAAAGTAACATTGAAACTCGTCGCACATGCGCTATTAACATTGATAGAAATGAACGCAGACCATATCACAATTTTACCGAACTGTTTGGAGCGACCATTTAGTGCTGTATATGTTGCGCTGCCAGAACCGCAAGTCGGCGTTGGCGTGAAAGTTGTCCAGGCGGTATTATCAGCAACTAACGCGCCGCCCGCATAATATCCGTTTTGCACATTTAATGTTCCTACTCCCTTAAATCCACCAGTTACAACACTACCAGCGCCATAAACCACAGCACCATTTGCTAGGCCGAATTGCGCAGTTAAGGCACCAGCATTCACTGTTTGAAAGTTTACAGAGCTGGAAGGCGTTGCAACACTAGTGGGATCATTGACAGTCAAACATTGCAAGAAAAACTCGCCCGCCGCACCGCCATTGTTATCACCGAGCATCGCAAGACATATAGGCACATCCCCCGCTACACCCGCTCGTCCAGAAACATGCCGGCCAAAAGTAATTAAAACCGGGTCTAAGTTGTTACTTACGCCAGGAATAAGCGACAGACCGGTAACGGTTGCCCCGCCGGTAGATACGTCAGTCATTGCTATATCAGTAAGGCCACCTGAAGCAGGAGGACGCACATCCCATGCAATATTAGCAGTTCCTCCCCCGGTAATTGGATCACAAATAACCGGTAAATTTTGCCCACTTGACGCATTTACAAACACAACTGGATTTTGCAATGTCGTATTTTGCCGTAATGCAGTGCAAAAACCGATTGCTACCTTTGCAGCAGTATCGCCTACTACATCAGTATAACTAATCGTGACGCCAGTAGCGCCGCCGATATTTGCTCCAGTAAATTTTACCGCATGAACAGCGCCAACCCCAATAGTACCCCCAAACGTTGCATTAACGCCTTGACCCTGCGCATTGCTGCCAAGAACATTAAACGGATAAATATTGTTACCTGTCCAATTAACGTTTTGATCCAAAGCCGAAATTACATGTCCCGATACTTCAGGTGGAGCAGTAAAAGGACCGCTGCTACCTATACAAGTTGAACCCGTAAAAGCAGGCGAGCACGGATAACTAACAATATTAGCAGTATCTACCAAAGCCAACGTTGGCGAAGCAGCAATTGGCAAGCAAGGTGGAGTTGGGCTGCCAACAGTACCGGTACAATAAAATGCCGTCGAATTAGTGATGTCGTTGGTAATATTACGTAAATTAAGTGGAGTTATTAAACCGGTAGTGTTATCGGGAAATTGCGCAGTAATCTCGGCAAGAATTGTAGAACGACTCTTCTGCGCGTAAGCAGAAGTCGATAAACATAAAGCAAAAAATACAGGTAAAAATTTCTTCACCACCCCACCTGCTTGGTGTTGCGCAGACGATCAAATGACGTACCGAAACGTCGCCGGTCCAAACGTACATAAGTTCCGCGATTTTCCCGGTCTCCAGTCATCTTCAAATACCTGCGCAACAACGTTCCTGCCCCGCCGGGGTAACGCTCATCGTCATCACCCAGCAAAGACTGTGCCCGATCATCATCAAGACCTACACACATCTCACCCGTCAGTCGGCGCAACAAATAAAGTTGATTGGGAAACCAAGGAATACTTCCATCTGCCGGCACTGGAACATCAGGCATAATTGCTTGATAGCGAACAAGCGCTTGATAAGCTCCGCTTGGCGGCATCCAAAAATAAGCAATAGGCGGTACCTTTGAAGTATCAACCGCAAATGAAATCGGAAAATTAGAAAGCCCTGCCGTCACTACCATTTTGTCCATCTGATCAAGATCGATGGGAATTAATTCATAAGGAACGCCTTGTATCCAATAAAAACAATCGTTGGGTTTAGCACGAAGATAATCAGCAGGAAAAGGCATTGTCGCCCGTCCAAACGAATCAACAATAGTTGGAAGATTAAAATAAAAATCTTTTTGGGACGCACTAACATCCCAGTCCTGATAAAGTTCTTGAAGAATTAAGTTAAGTTTTTGCGCCCCTTGCAGCACATAACCGGGCACGTTCGCATCTTGGCATGCTTGAGCCACAATCTGCAAAGAAGTAAGTGGCACGTCATTCCGATCCCTTCAGGATCGCCTCTGTGACGGCGATATCTTTCTTATGTTTCTCAATAATCTGAAGCTTGGCTTCAATATTATTATCATGCCGGCTTATAATATTTTTTTGAGATTCCGTAAATATCAAATTGCCTCGCCGCTTTCCCAAATCCCATTCAGTTTGCGCTTTCAAAATATAAGTTTCACGTCCAGTACGATACTGAACAAGCTCTTTTTCGGCTGCCTCAAGTTCAAGTTTCAAGGTGCGTAACCGATACTTAGCCGCGACCCAATCAGAAGCATTAGTCAATTTGTCCAATTCAACTCTAAGTGCTGGAAGACCATCAAGATTTCGCACATGCGAGCGCAATGACATCTTTCCCGCGCCAAGATCAAAAGCAATCACCACTTCCGTTACAATGTCAGAAGCCTTGTAAGTTGGCTCTTTAGTATCTTCCTTTATTGGAACAACTTCAGCCGACATTACACACCTAATAAAGTCTTACTTGCAACATTGATCTGGTTTGGTCCGATCCTAAGCTCGCGCGGCTTACGGTAAAAATTACGATTAGCTCCGCCGATCTCATCCTCATGCTCCCAACAGCGCCGCATTTGCTCACGCATCGAAGCAGCTTGCAAAGCCGTCACGCGATAAGTAAAAGCGTGAATATATTCTACTCCATCGAATAAAAGCCGCACCGCATGACCGGGTAAATCAATCAATACATCTTCAAACTGCTCTGCGGGCCTATGCCGGCGACGCTCATGCGTCAACGCCTCTTCAAGAAAAGCTTCCTCTGCTTTGCTTTTTCTTTCTTCGGCAACATGCGCCCGTGCCTTGTCAAGAATGCGCTGCTTCTCTTCATCATCAAGCGCAGCAAACTCAAGCCGATCAACAAAGTCACGTGGCAATTCGAACTTCTTGTTCATGTATGCACCCAACTTGCACCGGCAGCCGCAGCGGCCGAGAGAAGAATGGGAAAGCCGGTCGCTGGATCAAAGGCGACATAATCACCTTCAATGCAACGCAATACTCCACGATTGGGAATACTCAACAAACCCTTCTGCGAATAAGCACCCGGCCAAATTGGCCGACCGTTAATCTGATCGTTCAAGATCGAAGTCAAGAACGTCGCCACATCTGCCGGAATGTAATCGTTGGTGCCGACAACCATAGCCGTAAGCGTGGTTGTCGCCGCCGTACCAAGCGTACGTGTCGCCATCAACCACCTCCACTAGCAAATCCTTGAATTTGCCCTAGCGTTGGCTGCGCATTCATCTGCGCTGCGATATCTGCCGCCATAGCATTGGTCAACGTAGTAATGTCAGCCGCTTGAATGATCCCGCCAGCACCGGTTCCTTGTAAATTTGTACCGGCAAAATTTTGCGTATTAAATAGCGCCTTAGTTTGCGCCAAACCAGAACCGCCAACAGGACCGGAAAGCGGCCCGACTGGATCACTCATAGATCCAGTACCCGGACCAATCCAGTCAACCCAAGCCGCATAACGAAGACGATAAGCCATCAGGAGCCTCCTGTAGCAAAGCCAGCTAATCGCGTGAGAATAGCATTCATTTGCGCCGCGATATCGGCTGCCATTGCATTGGTCAACGCAGTGACATCTGCCGTCGCCAAAGCACCACCCGTACCAGTACCTTGAATGTTTGCCGTGTTCGCACTGGCGTTGAACTCCAATGTCTGCCCGGTACCGGAAGACCCCAGTTCCCCGGCAAGCACTGCGGCTGCTCCACCCATTGGACCTAGGCCAGGGGCAATCCAATCAACCGCCACTGAGTAACGAAGTCGATATGCCATTAGCCGAACACGAGGTTGAAGGCAGACGTTGATTCGATTCGCATTGCAAACTGTTGGTTTTGAATTAACGTCCCATAAAACGCTTTCCAACCAACAATCCTCAACTGATTAATCGGATCAGACTTATCCGCATCTTTCAGATAACTAAATTTCACGTCATCAAGAACAACCTGACCATAAGAACCACGACCGAAGATAAAAGTTGGATAGATCGTAACACCAACACCCGGTGTTGCAGGCGGAACTTGGGCCATGCCGATACCGGTAATAATTACGGTTTGACCGGGTGCGAGCTGCGTCGCCTGCCCCTGCATTGGTCCGGTAGTTGGACCGGAAGCGCTCAACCCAAGATTAACCGGAGCTGTAGCCGAACCAGTACCAACATACACGTTGAACGTAAAACCAGCGAGTGCAGGCAATACCACAGAAATTGAACCGTTTGGCCCCGTTACCGAAATTGGACCGGAAGCCGCATAAATACGACTCTCATACTGATTCTGCGTATCTGACGCGGTGACGATAATAAAATAGTTTGCGTTAGTAGCAAGACTGCCGGAAGTTCCGGCTGTACCGGTAATAGCAGCGACCCCAACAAACGTTGGAACCAAGTTCGAAAGACAAAAACGAATGCCACTCCACTCACCAATCTCATAATTATACAACCGATTAATATCCGAATACGACCACGCAGTATTGATACGCGCATCTTCACGAAGATCGCCAGCTACAAATGGATGCATCACCGCCACATAGTGCGGCATGGCACGTGGATTGGTAGATGCCTTCGCTCCACCCGAATCGGCAGCAATTTTGGTATCGGTCATCTCGTCGCCGGAATAACGCGGCGCACCGAGCGTAACCAGCATTGCAAAAGCGCGATTAAGCTCGTGCACATTCAATACATCACCAGCAACCAATGCACCGCGCGATCCACGCGCATTCACATAATTTATCTGTGCAAAAGCCATCAACGCATTAAATGTGTTTCTCTCGAAAGTCTCGGCAACTTGAAGCCCGGTCAACTCAATTGCTTTTTTGAACAAAGGATGTTTGATCGTAATTTCTGCAACATCGGTTACAGTAATCTTGTCACCCCATTGTAACGCTGTTGCCACGACTTGCTGGATCGTCATTATTTCGCCAACCGGCGGCACACCTTCGGACAAAGGCGCAAAAGGAAGCGGCACGCGCTGATAGCGCGTTGCGGTATAGGTTGTACCTCTGCCGTGAGGCAGCTCTAAGGGATCACCGAATTGATAAACAACAAGCTGACGCCGTGCGAGCGGTAACGTCTTGTCAGCAATATAAGCCTCAATATCAGCCTGAAAGCTGGGAGCGGTATTGATTGGCATGACTCGCCTCTCGGATCATAGGGGCACGTCCGACAAGCGCTCTTCCAAAGTCTTTCCACCGCTACGTTCACGTTTACCGACATTCGTATCGCCGCGCGACTGACTTGGCCGACTCGAACTAGCTGCGACACGTTTTGCAGCTTCAGTACGCTGCTTACTGCTGCCAGCAGGTCGCGAAAGTATATCTTCACCAATCATATATTTCAGAATTGCCTCACGAGACGCACCGCCGCCCTCTTGCCGCAATCGCTGAAATTCCGCTTCGACTTTCGCTTCCATTCGTTTGTAACGTGGATCGTTAACGGCTTTAGTTTGGTAGAGCGCTCGATCATTTTGATCCCAGGTAGACAGCTGCATGCCGCGAATTTGTTGGGTCAACCGGGTTTCGGAATCCCGCAAATCCTCATGCACGCGCTCTTCTGGAGTCAAAGATGATCGACGTTGTGCACGCTGTTCTGCCGATTCGGTAGGTTGTTGTTGGCTAACCGGCTGTTGCCGTGCCTTCAACAATTCATCAATCCGACGATTGGCTGTCTTTTCACGCTCTTCAGCCTCACGAAGGCGCCGATCTAAGCTCTTGATCCTGTCAGTGGCACGGCCGGCGGTTCGTTCGACACGCTCTCGGCTTTGTGCGCTGACTTCATCAGATTGCTCAGTCTCTTTGCCCTCGTCCGCCTCATCCTCAAAATCATCCGGGTTATCCGGTTCCTCTTCAGAAGGATCATTTGGCGGGTTGTCCTCTTCCGGCTCGATCTGCTCTACCCCGGAAAGATCAACTTCATCGTCATTAGGTTTCGGCATCACAGCTCCGAAAAGCGAGTAACGCTCGCTACTCGAAAGACGCTAATTCGTGCGTCACTCGAACAGACGAAGGTAAAATTAAACAGAAGCTAAAGAAAAAGCAATAGTCACTTTTCAGCTTCAGCTTTGGGCTCTTCTACCGTAGTTTCTTCTAAAATAGGGCCTCGCACCAATTCTAAATGAAAACTCCGTAACTTATTAGCCACGCTTTCAACAACTTCCCACGCACGCATCAAAATGGCCGTATCGAGTTCATTCATCATAACTTGAAGCCGACTTAGTTCATTTACTGTCATGGCACCTTCACCTTGATCCTTTCCGCAGGAGGACGATTTGCTTCGCTGATCAGCGCTAAATAAGTTTGCTCGTCAACCCAACCATGTTGGGGCAAACCTTTGATGGCTTGAAATGCCTTAACAGTTTGTGTCGTTGTTACGCCCCAATAACCATCAAGCACAAGATTAGCACTAAGCATATTTAATAAACGCTGTACTCCATAAGTAAAACCAGCACTCAGCACTGAAACTGCCGCATCGAGACGTAACGCTGGATCGAGCAAAGGAAACAAAGTATTTGCAAAAGCCTGCAAAGCTGCCGGTAATAATATCGGTTTTCCGGTAAGTTCGCTTGTTGTTGGAATAGCAGAAGCAATCGGCAAACCAGCAAGCAACCGTTGCTGTAGCTTATCCCATATCACCAACAATTCTTGAATGATCTGGATGGTCTGAAGCTGATCCATAACTTACCTCACACCTCTAAGCCGTGGCATCGCTCCAGGCATCTGGTCTTGATGAATCATGCCGGCTGGTCCTTGCCCGCCACGCGGCCCGCCGGTACGTGCACCCTGCCGTGGCGTCCCTGGCACTCCCGGTCCAGCTCCCCCCG